TGCTTAAGACGATCAGCATCTTCTTTACGGATGCCTCTCATTTCTTGCTGGTAAGCCTGTGTAGCAGGTAACGCACCTTGTGCAATATTAGCAAACGGATTAGGAGATGTACCACCAGCAATACCCAAACCTGCTTGGAAAATTGCCATAGCTTTAGCTGCCTGTCGATCTTTAGCAATACCCTTACGCTCGTCCATAAGCATATCAGCATACTGATCTAAAGCGCTTTTTGGTGCAGGCGCAGCTTCCGCAGCAGGAGCAGCGGCACGGGGAGTACTCCCAGCACCTGTAAGAGCCGCACCACGTTGCCCATCCGGTGGTTGATTTGGTTCAATCTGAACGTTTTGTGCATTAGGAAGTCCTGTTACCCCCGGTGATGCAGCCTCGGCTGTAAGCATGTTGGCTTGTGCGGCTTCAGCTTCAGATATACGTCTAGGAGATACAGAAGGAATAGAAGGACGCGGAGTTGCTATACTTTCACCTAAAGCTCTATCAATAGACTCGTTAAAGTTATATTTAGAGATTGGTTGCCCTCGCGCAGCGGCATCTGCAGCAGCTTGATCTATTACTCTTTGCAAACGATTACGTAGCAGATTATTTTCCGTTAGGCTTTCTGCGTCGTCTTTTGGCTCGGAACTATATTGCGGTGTCTTGCGTACTAGACTTCCAGAGTTTCCTGAAAAAGCAACAATCCCACCGTTAGCGTAATCTTCTTCGTCGTCAGTAATAGGTAAGTTACTTGGTAACTGATCCACGCCACTTCTGCTAGCCTCTGCCATAATTTGTTCGGCAATTGGAGGCTGTTGTTGGGCTTGCTGCCCTTGCTGCGCCATAGCCATTTGTTGTTGCTGACGCATCTTATCTTGTAGGAGAGGGACGCCTACATAGGCAGGTACAGTACCGTTTTTAATAGCTTGCTGGAGTTGTGGGATGGACAGCTTTTGAGCCATTGCCACACGAGCGTTCATATCAGTAATCATCGCATTATCCTTTCATGGCGTTATACATGCCAAGGGTATCCAACCCATCTCCAGCTTCAATCTTACCGCCTTCTTTCTTACCCATCTGGTACAGACCATAACCAGCCATACCAAGACCTGTAGCCTGTGAGATTGCGCTAGGGTTCTGGTACATAGACTGCGCACTCTGCGACATGGGCAAGCCACGGTAGATGTCAGACATAAACCCAAGCTGTTTGTATGGGTAGTTCTGACTGTCTTGATACTGTTGGTAGCCAATATCTAAACCACGTTGTTCCATGCCTTGTTGCGCTGCACCAGCTCGCATCTGAGCATCAGCGATACCCATTTGTTGGTTAAACTGTGCATTGCCAATATTGGTTAATGTATTAGCACCTTGCAAACCAAGACCGTAAGCATTCTGTGCGCCTTGGACACCTTGCAGACCCATACCAGCACCTTGGATGCCCGCCTGTGCGCCTTGGATTCCAGTTTGCAAACCCTGTAAACCAAGATTAGATCCATACTGCATTGACTGCATAGCCTTGTCGTAAGCCGACTGAGATCCTTGTGCTTGGATGTTAGCCAAAGTTGTGTTGCGGTTACGCTCGTTCTCAGCCCTCATCAACGCATCACGAGTACCACCAAACGCACCTGCAGCAGCGCCCTGACCCATGACCTTTGAACCAGAGATGTCGTATCCGCGATTAGCTTCTTGTTTCTGCAGATCAACCACGTTCTGCATATAAGGCGACATGTACGCGCTAACCGACCCGGGCGACGTTGCCATCTGAGCGTAACGATCACCAGCACCCGTTGCCACAGCACCATAACCAGCACCGACCCCACCGTACCCAGCACCGGACGCACCGTAGCCTAGCGCAGGAGTGGCTGTCGCCATACCTCCTTGCGTTGCTTGGTTAGCGTAACCCGTTGCCTGACCAAGTTGAGGAGCAACCTGCATATCCCCAATACTTGTAAAAGCCTGCGCTTGCATGGGTGTAAACGCAGCAACCTGTTGACCAGCGTAAGGGCGATACGGATTGTTGTTTACGTCTGTTAACGCAGCAGCTTGTCCAAGTGATCGCTCAACATAAGGACGTGCGTATTCAGGGATAGATGTCGTTGTGACGTTTTGATTGGTCGGAACTCCAGACCCCGCGCCACCACCTTGCGGTTTAATTGCACCGTTTGGGCCGCGTTTAAACGCCTGTTCAGGCAGCATATCAAAATGGTTGTATCTCATATTGTCACTCCGACAATTCTATATTTTTCGGTAAAGCCGAATCGGTTCCACAAACGTCCAACAGCTTCGTTGACCGCGCCTTCAACTGCAGTTGCACCAAAGCTTTTAAGCACAGTGCATAGTTGTTCAAAAGTGCCGGGGTTGGTAATCAATCTGCCACCAATGTATGTAATGAATGCCACTCGATGGTTGGGGCGATTAACAAAATTAATTGTTGCCGCTCCATTTATCTCACCTACATCATTGACAGCTACAACCAACAACCATTGTCCAGTCGCTACTAAAGTACGTACTTGATCTAACGTGTAATCTTGCTCGCCCTCTTGCTGCTTGATTGCGGAGTTTAAATAGTCGGCTATTTGGTACCAGACTTGATTAACAAACTCTACAGAGACGTGCTGTATTTTCATACTGGTAAGTGTTTGTACGCCTTAGAATCAACTGCTACTTTACCTTTACCAACGGATTTTCTACGATTGTTTTGCACACGATCCATCATGGCATACAGGCGTTTTGCACCGGCATCAGTACTTCCGTTACCAAGCTCAGAAACAATACGAGCAGGAACAACGAACTCACCATCAGCAAGGCGAGCAGGCTGACGAGCGCCAATTTGAGCAGGTATGTCATCGCTTACTCCATCGCCGGGGCCTTTCAACAACCGACCACCGTCAGAATAGTCACCAAGATGCCCGCCTTCAGCATAGCCTTGGTATAGACCTTGCATCGGGTAATGAGGTGCCATGTTTACTGTCTGGTGTGCGCCTACTCGGTCGCCAATTGTCATGTCATCAGGGCTTGCGTATCTTCCGCCAATCTCGCCACCCATTGCATATGACTGCATTAAGCCGCCGTTAGCTGCGCCGCCTGTGTCGTTATAGCGACTTTGCTCTGATTTAAGCGCGTCAAGCTCTTCACGCATCTTTTCAAAATCAGATTTCTTGCTGCCGGGCGTTTCAAATGTGCCTGTGTAACGACCTGTAATAGGGTCAAACCTTAGCCCGCCAATACCTGCATCAGCCGGTTTAGTTAAAGCAGACGTAGGTAAGGGAACATACGCGCCATACCCAGCAGATCCGGGTACTTGCATTGCAGCAGGACGAGGATTGATGTTGTATTGTTGATTAGCACGTTCCATTAGCTGTTGGTTGTATGCCTGAACTGCGGGGTTCACAGGTCGCACAACAGAGTATTGTTGAGCAGAAGGATTAAACTCCGGGGGGCGATAGTCTTGTGGCTTGCCGCCATCAGCTAACGCAATGATTCCACCATCAGCTTTGTTGTAGTCCTCAACAGGGGTAACAGCTCCGGCTGTGTAACTATCAGTAAAGTAAGGTTGACCGGGCTGTCCAAACAAAGGATTTACTTCGCGGTTAAATGTGTAATCTCTGATATTGCCTTCGTCTGGCTTGTCAGGTTCTTCGCCGGGAGCCATCATGCCGCCAAGTACGCCACCTGCAAGTGCGTATTTATTTTGGGATAAGAAGTTACCGATACCGCCGCTAAACATACCACCAGAACCAGCACCACCAGTAGCACCGCCAGCAACACTACTTGTCAAAGGGAAAGCGCTACTAGAAAGAGGAAAGGCGCTACTTGCAACATTGCTGGTTAAAGGAAAAGCGCTGCTACTAAGAGGAAAAGCACCACCTGCCGCACCGGGCGCACCTGCTAAGATGGAACTTTGCGCCGCAGGTAAAACTCCTGCCCCAGCACTCCCGCCTGCAATTCCGGTAGCGCCAAATCCCGAAGCAGCAGCACCTTCTACTGCTCCAGCAACAGGGGCGGCTCCAGCAGCGGCAGCGGGCATAAATGCTCCACCTAACGCTCCACCAATGCCACCCATCAGAGCGCCTTGCAGAACATCTTTCTTTTGAAGAGCAGCAATTCCGCCACCAAGGGCAGCGCCCATTAGCAAACCGGCTACGATAGGTACCATAGTTTCACCCGAATAGGAGATTAGTTAATATTATCATGTAGGTAGCCGCGATACAAAGGTTATTGAACCAACGGCTGAAGGAGCTGACGGCCTAGCATGAGGAGAGACTTGCGCTGGGATGTAATCCATGTAAACGCCATCTACAGGACCGACTGGATTGTAAGCCAAGTCCGTTTCCCACCAGAGTTTAAACGAGTCGCCAGCGTTAATCTCAAAAACAATCGACGAATACGCTACAACATAGTTATAAACACCAGAACTTTTTCTAGCCTGCAAAGTAAATTTACTTGTGGAACCAGCAACCAATGACCCATTAACCTGAAGCCAAACATAAACGTCATGGATTGCGTTGGCTGTGTTTGCAAGCTGCAGGCTGTAGTCTATTTTGTACACGCCACTAACTGCAGCCGTAGCTGTGTTGTCTATGTTTAACGTAAACCCGTTGGCAGAAACAAGCGTATCCCAAGTCACAACCGTTGGAATGTTATCGCCTGTTGCATACTGCTCACCATTATCTTCGGCAGCAATATACGGGAATTGCAGGCTACCACCACCTGATGTACTACTTAACGCGCCCGTGAAGTTATCAATCGAATTGAAGTACAGACGCAGAATGTTCGTAAACTGTTCGTGGAAACGAGCCTCGTACTCCCCCGGCGCAATCGGCAGGTTCGGTGCTTTGGGGGCTAATAGAACGCCAGTTTTTGGTTCAGTTGCCATTAGCGTCTGCCATCATTTCTGATGTCGATTCGTGGGGTGCCTAGCTGCCATGAGACACCCAATTCAGTTGACTCAACCCTAAATGCCATCTGTCGTCCCCGCAGACGGGTGTACACCTGACCGTCAAACTCTTGGATGTTATACGCACGGGATGCGGCGTAGTTATCATCGCTCTGAACCTGCGGGTTGGCTGCAGAACCGTACGGCGCACCAGAGTTTTGCCGTGGCTTAATGGTCATTGTGACATAGGGCTGGTTTACGTTCGAGCCGTTGAAGTTAATGTCAGGCAGGATACGCCACACAAACCCAAAGTTATGCCCGTCACCAATGTCAAAGTCAGACGACTGGATGTAAGCATTAATCGGTATAGGGGATAACCCTGCTACGTCATCCACGTTGGATTCATGGAACAAGATGCGCTCGTTGTAGTCAGCAGCCATTGGGAACTGACGGATACCTGAATCAAGCCAAGCAGTCCGAGCCATCGAGCCGTAGTACCAGACCTTATCGAGGTAGTTATAGATCACGTACTTATCCACAACGTTCGAGTTGGTTGAGCAGTAGAACCACCAAACCTCGTTGTAACCCTCATTGCTGCCTGCAAAGATCTGATACGACTGATCCTTGTTTATATCGTTAAAGATATATTGGCGCAACGAACAAGGCAGTGTTTCAACACGACCGGAGTATTGGTAGAACTTACCGTCGCCCATCCAGTACGTGATGTTGTTGATCGTAATGGCGGAGTTCGGCGAGATGATGGAGATGTTGTCCATCAAAATATCAAACTTGTAGACGTAGGGCGGTCCCAAGTACTGCATGGTGTACAACGCCGAATCTGTCCAGATCAGGATTTCCTGACGGGTGTTGATGCTGGTCACGATTGTTGAGCCACTCGACAGACGGAATTCACCTGCTTGGTTAGTGATGTCCGGCACCCATTGATACGGATTCTCTTGGTCTGACCAGCGCACAAGCATAGGATCAAACGTGGTATCAGGGTCTGTTGGATCGTACGGGTTGGCACCAAAACAAATCACAAACCGTTGGATAGAAGAAGCTGACACCTCAAGCGTCTGGTTCGGTACAAACTGCCCACTGAACCCAGCAGCGGTAGAAAGCACGGACAGCAGCTCAGCACGAGCGCTTACGCCTGTATTGT